AAAATTTACTGTATTGTATTGTGAATACTTTTGTACTCCTGAATGGATTGCCGTCTTACCCCCCAAATAGTCAGGACTTACATACGCTTCTAATATCCTAGAAAAGTCAAATATACCTACACCTGCATTATTAGGGGTTGCTTTTAAAGTTGCTATTTTAGTTTGTGTAAAAGGACTTGAACTTGTATTGCTTAACCATACTTCTGCTATAAATTTTACTTTATAATTATTTGCTACTATTGTTGTGTCTTCTACTACAAAGATTATTTCTTCGTCAGTAGCTAACATTCTGTAAAGGGGTGTTTGTATTATGTTCATAGTTCTATCGTTTCAAAATGTGTTATTACGTCAGCTTTAAAGTTCTTTAGTATTTCAGTATCAAATTTCGCAAGTTCTACACTCATAGGTTTTGAAAAGAAAGAAGTAGCTGCCAAACCTTTGGACTTAATACTTCGTGCTATTAAGAACTGTAAAGATTTTCTTTCCATAAATTGCCCTGTTTTAGTTCGTGGTGCTATTCCTTTTTTTACTATCCATTTATCTAATACACTTGCAGGTGGTTGTTTAGTTGTATATTTAAAAGGACTTCTTTCTCTTTTACCAAATACATTGTGATAAGTTCTTGTTGTCTTAGTCCCTGAAACTCCCTTATCAACAAAGGTTGCATAATCAGCAGCTTTAAATACTAAGTTATAACCTTCTTTAGTAGATTCTAGTCGGTACTTAAAACTGTTACTTAATTTACCTTCTTTTCCTTTTGCCTTTAAGATTTGCCTTCCTTTCTTTATTACTGATTCAGCAAAATATCTTAAATACTTTTCTACATTATTTTTTCTAAGTTTAGACACTTGCAACAAATATTTCTACTTGTATATTTTCTGACGGTATAGGTTTAACTTGTATTGAAGCTAAATCTTCCATAGTTCCAAAACTTGGTGAAGTGTCTGCTTCTGCTAAAAGAATATCGTCACCGTTGCAAAGGATATGACTTGCACCTGCCCTTAACCTTACTTGGTAAAGTGTCGCAGAACCTACAAAAGCTATTTCACATTCGTTAGTACTATCAAGATTAGTTACTCTAATGTATTTAGCATTGTCATAATCTAAAGCACCTGCTGAAGCGTGTGGTGTTGCACCGAAAGTAGCTATCGTAGTAGTTTGTGAATGAGTACAAGTTATAGTTCTTTCGTAAACATCTACTATGTCTGAAGTCGTTAATGTATTTGTCGTACCTCTAACCGCATTGTTAATGGTTACGTTTTCTGAAATTGTTACTGATAAATCTGCCATAATTATTTTATATTATAAGTTATTTTTGGTGGTATTAATGTTATTGTAAATCGTCCTATTTTTATTTTACACATATATCTGTCGCTGTTGGTATATTACAAGTATCGTAAGGAAACTCTATTACGATAGGTAAGGTTAAAGTAAATCCACTTAAAGTATTATCAAATCGTTCTGTAAAAGGTTCTAAAGTAAAATCGTCAGTAGTCCAATATCTTGCTTCTTCTCCGTGTTCAGCGTTATAGAAATACAATGTTTCTCCATTTCTGAATATTGAAATAATATCTGTCATAATAGAAAGTGTATCACTTAAAACTTCTTGCTCGTTTTCTGCTTCGTTTGGTTCTACTAAATCAGCTACAACTAATTGAAAGTTATATTGTAATTGCCCTTTACTTGCATTTACATTTATTAAATTAATATGCAGTAATGGAAAAAGTGTATTCTTGGACAAATCTATATCCCAAATATCACCTGTCGTTACTGCTTGTATTTGATGGTGTCCTTCACCTACACATTTTATTGTGTCGTATAGGTTGTTTAATGTTTTAAATCTAATTGCGTCTATGCTCATATTTTACTTTTTGTGTTTCGTTTAAATCTAGTTCATAAGATAACCAAGTTAAAGCTTCTAATAATGGTCGTTCTGTTATTGCTTCAAGCTTTGAAAATTCGCCACCTGTCAATCTATACATTACTCCGAACCAACCCCATTTATTTGTAAATTCGTTTCCTCTTGTATCTTCGTCATCATCTCCATTAAATATAGCGGCAAAATCATTGATAGTTCGTTCCCTAAATTGTAAAAAAAAACCAAGCTTTGTTGTACCTGCTTTGCGTTCATTTTCTTTCTAAACTTTTCAGCCCTCTGCCTACCGTCTTTATATGCCTGAATAGAATACATCTTACCCTCTTTACTTGTAATAGGTCTAAATAGAACAGCCATTATCTTATGCATATTCTTTTCTAATCCGTCTTTTATGTAGTGTTCTATGTCCGCCCATTCGCCAAGTGTTATTTCATCTAAGTCAGGCATAAAGCCATATTCAACTTCGTCTATTTTAAATACCTTTTTTAACTTACCTTCTACTTGCAGTTTAGATATTCTTTCAAATATCGTTGCTACATCTCTTATTGACATTTCATTTATTAGCTTCTTCGGTATATCTGAAAGAAGTGCTATCGTTTCTTGTGCTTCCTTTGACTTTGACTTCTTTTTACCTAGAACTATTCTTTGCCATTTCTCAAGAGTAACATTTTCCCAACTGTCAATTATATTGTACTCTTTTACCTTACCTTCTTTAGTTATCTTCGCTTTCATAATATATAATAGAAAAAGTGATTATTTAGTTTAAAATGTTACATTTGCACTTTCATTACTTGTTTTTATTGTTAGAATTAGTCGTACTGCTAGGTGCGGCTTTTTCTTTATTGCACATAATACTTTCCTGAAGGTTTAATCTCGTAGTACATACGCATAGCTAAAGCGTCTGCATAATCAGGTGACCGTCCTATTAAAGCTTTGATTGTGTCTTTAGGTACGATTTGTAATTTAGCGTCTTTGTCTTGGTTCTTTGTTCTGACTTGTTCAAGTTCTTCTATTATACATTCCTTAATACTTATGTCAGGACAATTAATACCTACTTGACCTTCGTTTATTTTCTTAGCTAATGTATAGAAGCATTGTGTCTTTAAGTTTTGATAGTTTTCTTTTCGCAAAGCTTTAGAATTATTTACAAACCCTTGACACCTTAGAAAATCTTTAGCCCCACCACCAACACCGTCTTCGTCTATTACTATATTTCTTAATGGTACTTGATACTCTTGTTGTATAGCCCTAACTTCGTCCACAACGTCATTTATAGCACTTTTAAGCAACGTTCTAATTTTTTTAATTTGCAGACCTTCCCAATACATTATAACTGTTTTATCAGAACCAAATCTTGCAACGTCACAACTTATATATTTAGCACCTTCAACCCCTTTGTTATTAAATAAACTTACAATAGCGTCATAGTCAATTAAACTGTCATCTGTTGCGTCATACTCCCAATTTCCAAACAGCAGACGTTCCTTACTTAATTTGTCTAACTTGCTTAATTGTTCTTTATAGTGTTTAGAAATATTTTCATTATCGTCCACTAATGCCTGAATGAACTTTCTGTGTTTAGGTAGTTCTTTGTTTTTGCTAGGTCGGTAGAAGTCAGTATAGCACCAATTTTTTGACGGATTGCACGTTAAAAGCAATTTCGGTATTAAATCGTATTCATCAAGCTTGTACCTTAAACGACTTGAAACTATTTGTTTTGCTTTTTCGGTGATTTGATTACATTCGTCAATCGCTGCAATAGTAAGTTCAAGAGAACCCAAACTATCGAAATTCCTATCAGCAGGATATTGAAAAAGGTCTTTAAGATAGATTTCACTACCGTTGTAAAAAGAAATAATATTTGTGTGTGCATTGTATTTATAATGTTTAGGTGTTGTTAAATTCCATTGTTCGCAAACTTCAAATAAAGTATTTAGTGTTGTACTTTTTAAACTAGATAAAGAAGCCCTACCTAATAAACACCTTATACCTTTATATGTTAAACAATGTGATATTATAGCGGATACAAGAAAAAAACTTTTGCCACCTCCTGCACCGCCGCCAAAAAGTATTTCAGTAGTTTCGTTGTCTTTAAGATATGTAAAAGCTAACGCCTGTTTATTCGTTAGAATTGGTTTGACTAGCATCTATATTAAATTCAATAGTTATTGGTTCGTCATTTGACGTTATGTCTAAGGTATCGTTGTAACCTCTTTTACGACCTCTTGTTTTTAAGTAAAAGATTGTAGCAGGGGTTGAACCTTTTTCTATTTGTTCTTTAAGATGTGTTTCGGCAAAGTCAATAAACATACCGTCTATTTCTTGTACTGCTTTACGATAGTCCTCATCTTCTTTGTACCATTCGTAATGCTGTGTTCTACTTAGTCCTGCTTTTTCACAAGCTTCGGTTACTATACCTAATGACTTTTCTAATGCTTTTAATAATAGCTTTTTATTGTCTTGTGTT